TTTCCCAGTCACGATCGGTTGCAGGATTTACTGACCTAACTACTATTATAGGGGACTTATTTGGTATCTCAAGTGAAACCTCTAAAGAATTCTTAACATTTGCAGCAGGCGCAGCAGGAATGACTGTAGGTCTTATGGGGTTATTCCGAATTGTTAAGATGTTAGTGAGCGGTGTATCTTTACTGGCTTCTGGTTTTGGTGCAGTATCAGCAGGTGCAGCTTCAGCAACAGCGGCGGTAGGAGGTCTTACTACAGCAGCAACAGGTGCATTAGCGGTATTCAGTAAATTATTTGTGGCGATTGCAGCAGTCACGGCAGTTTGGAAAGCTCGTCCTGACGGTGAATGGTCAGCAACCTCCCTATTCGGAGATAATGAGATTACCCGCTTCCTAGACAAGCCTATCGCTGAACACTTCGCTTCATCAAGCAGCCAAACAACTTCTAAGCAACAAATCGAAGTTAAAGTTGGTGTAGATGGTAATGGTAATATCACTCCTTACATTATGTCTAAGATAGATGAGGCACAAGAACAGCAGCTTATTGATTTCTACCAAAACATTTCTCCAATGAACTAAACGTTAAATTATCCCGCTTCGACGGGATTCTTTTTATCAGATTTATCTTTAAGGGTAAATGTGTTATAATTGTTTAATCATAGATTTACAATATTACAGGTGAAAAATGTTTATACCTACCTATCTTTCAGAGAGTGGTGGTACTGGAGGTAGGCTGTACATGGATGCTTTTACCTCATTAGTACCAAATTTTACTGCCACTCCTACTAAATACCCTATTACCGATAAATCCCAAATAACTAATAATGTAGTAAAACAAAACCCTACACTAACAATAACAGCTTTTGTAGGTAAGACCCCTCTAATTCGTCACCAAGATAGTGTTGTAGGTTATTCCGATTTAGATCAAAGACCTACAAATACGCATGAGTTATTACTGAAGTGGTACAAGAATTCTACAAGACTCTTTATTTACAACGAGTTCTTTAGTTTTGATCAGTATGTGATTACTTCTTATACACCTAAGCAGTTTGAAACATTTGACTCACTTCAGTTTGATATAACCTTAGAACATTTACGCACAGTAAGTTATTCACGTGGTACTCTGATTGAATACATGACTCCAACGAAAAAGACAGACGCTAAGTCTAAGTCTAATCAAAGTGACAGTAATTCCAAAAAAGGTGAGAAGAATAAATATGTAAGTGATGATGTCTTTAAAGCTTATCTTACTAGTTTATCCGACCCTAAACCTACAGGAGAGGTAAAATAATGTCAATCACTTTTATACCTCTTGAACAAGATCCTTACAAAACTTACAGAGTTACTTTAGACAATGAAAGTTATGATATCACTGTTCAATACAATCAAAGGTTGATAAATCAATCTACCAAAGACCCTTCTAGTGCAGACAGTTTTTGTATATCCGTGGCTTTGACAGGTAGAGAGCCGATATTTAAAACTTCTCTTAAAACTAACAGAGATATTTTACCTATTTTCAAATACAGAGAAGGGTGTCCTCAAGGAACTCTTATCCTAAGAGATACTACAGCAGATCAAAACTTAGTTACTAATAAGTACTACGCACCTGAAAGGTTGAGTTATAAAGAGATAGGGACGAGATTTATATTACTTTATTCAAGTGAGGGGTAAATGAGAACAGAAATTTTATACAGATTTACCATCGGAAAACCTCTAAAGTTTGACAAAGACTTCTTTATCCCTTACAAGAATGAAAACTTCCCTACTATCGCGCTCGACGATTACTACGATGTGGAAGATCCTTACAACAGTTACATCTTTACGAAACATCAAATCCAGTTCAATGTCGACATGGATAGTAGTTCAAAAGTTAATTCCGGTCAAGTCACTTTGTTTAACGTTGATGAAGAAGTGGTAAATTTTGTAACAACTAACCACAATAACAATTTGGTTTGTATTCTAGAAGCTGGAGACAATGAACAAGGTTTAAAGGAAATTTTCAAAGGAACGATCACTACATCTCAGAAGATTGATGATACTCAAGATACTTTGTTGAAGATCAATCTTGGAGATAGTGTTGTCAGTGCAAAGAATGCAAAGACAATCAGAACCTACCCAAGAGGTACCACTTACGAAACGATCTTGAAAGATTTGAATCGTGATATGAAACTACCTCTTTCTATGTTGGCAGGTATAGAGGGAAGACTTCTTAATCCTGTAACATTTGCAGGTAGTAGTCATCAAGTTTTGGAAAGTTTATCTAATAAACTAGGTTTATCTTACTCTATACAGAATGGTGTTACAACTATCATTCCTTACAAAAGTTACAAGAAGAAAGAAGTGTCCATTATTACACCTGAATCCGGTTTGATTGGTAAGATTAAAAAGGCTGTAGATGATAGTAAAAGTGGTGTAAGCAATGCCGGAGAAGATTCAAGTAATATACAGTTTATGTGTTTACTTGACGGAGCTTTAAAACCTACAGAAACAGTTTACGTTGATGATGGTGATATTGTAGGGGCTTTTAAAATAACCAGTATTAAATTCTCTGGGGATTTTGAAGGTAATGATTGGACCTGTGCTGTTAAAGCTGCAAAGGTTGATGGAGTACTAGAGTAATGGCAGAAGGTCAGAAATTTAAACCAAAACAACCTCCTTATCGTGGCGGGTTACACTATGCGATGGATCGTGCGGTAATGGATAAGCTTCGTTTTGCAAGAACAACATTCCCCGCCACAGTTATAAAAGTAGATTACGACAAAAGTTTAGTAAATGTAAAACCTAACATTAGATTCCTATACGATCAATTCTCTGCTTATGAGTTTGAAATCCAAGAGATCTTAGAGGTACCTGTCATATTTACTTCAGCTAGACGTGGGGATGCAAGAATGACTTTCCCAATTAAGGAAGGAGATGTCGGGTTAGTACATTGTTCAGATCGTCACACTGAAAACTTCTTGGCAAGTGATGGTGTATCGATTGTAGATAGCGGAGATTTTTCTACATTAGGTACCGATGGTTATATGAACATTATTGGATTCGTTCCTGAAATCTTCACAGGAGCCGCTAACAAGAGTTTTGACCCTAATGATGTAGTACTGACCTACGGAAAGGCTGAAACCCGCCACAAGCAAGATGGGACGATTATATCCACTAGTTCTGTAGGTACTTCTACTATAAGCCCTTCTGGTGAAATTTCACTAGTGAATGGTGCAGGTCATATTAAGCTTTTAGCTGATGGCAGTGTAGATATTAATGGTTTTATTATTCAACCTACCGGAGCAGCTACTTCTCCAGTTAGCGTAGGAGCACCCACTATGACAGCTTCGGCTTCTCTTACTGTCAAGGGTAAGGAGATGGATGGACATGAGCATAGTGCAGGTACATATAAAGCAGGTAGTAGTAATATCACAGGTGAGTCAGGAGAACCAGTTTAATGGCTAAATATGATATGTTTGTTGACCCTTCGGGGGTTAATGATTTAGATTTTACAGAAGGCATTGACTTCAGGTGGACAGAAACAATCGAAGAGTCTCTTACTCAGAGGTTACAACTAAGGTATGAAGTGTGGGTAGGTGAATGGGATTACAATACTGCATTTGGAACACCTTACCAACAAATTATGTCTTCCGGTTTAAATAAACAGCAATTGGATGCAGAGTTTACTAGAGTAGCTCTTCAAGAGGAAGATGTTACATCTGTAAAAGTCATAAACTCTGTTAAAAATAATAAGACAAGATCTTATGAAATACAAAGTTTAGAAGTTTATACAGATGGTGGCGTTCTAGAAATACCTATTTCAAACCCCTACACAAAAACAAACAACTACCCTGAACCTTACGAATTTGATGATTTTACCTTTTGTAAGAAAACAGATCAAGAGATTACAGACTATAACAAGCTTTACAGTTTCATCAATTTCGATGGACTTCCTGAAACAGGTAATAGTACTTGGTGGAGCTCATGGGGAGGTTCAGACCCCATATTTAGTAAAGAATTAATTCAAGCAATAAATAACACCTATGGTCATGTAAACTTTGACGGTCTTCCTGCAACAGGAGATAGTTATTGGAGTAGTGATTGGGGTGGCAGTGACCCTAAATAAGTGAGAAATTATAAATGAGTGTTTACCCTGCAACAAACAGCAACGAGGCTGTAGAACTTATAATCGATGGAGGTAACCAACTTCACGATATTATAAACGGTACTGCCTTAGAAACTATAATTACGGAGAGTGGGGAAATCCCTTCTGTAAGAAAAGCATTAGCAGATACTTTCCTTTTTAAAGATCCTATTCCTTGGGCACAAGGTACTGAAGAAACAGCTTTCAACCAATTAAGGATTTTTAATAAGCTGCTTTATTGGGCACCTACAGCAACATCAGAAAACCCTATAAGTATGGGTGTGACCCCTGATGGAGATTTAAACTGGAATGTAGCCCCCTATAGTACTAGTAAAGAATATTTTGAAGGTTTAGTCAAAAACTTACAAACCTCTATCTTCGGACAGGAAGTTTTCCAAGGTGGAGATGAAGAGTATCTAAAAAATGAGGATGTTGTACCTACAGGTGTTAATTACTTAAGGGTAAACACATCTAAAGGTTTGAGGATTGTTAAATTCTCCCCTTTATCTTCTGGTACTGTAAGCGAGTTGTCTGACACTTCTGCAAAGATTGGTGGGACTTTTGTTAAGTTTTCTCTTGCGGTTGAGGTGGAATTATCGTCCGTAAACGACTTGTTTAATTTTAAAAAGTTCCTTGAAGGTGACAAGGTAAAAACGGCTAAGTTTAATACTGACGTAGATCAAAATTGGTTAATAACATCCTCACCTTCTGCTGGAAGTTTTAATTTAAATCTCGGAGATGGACTTTTCGCAGAAGAAGTTTCAAACGTAAAATACTTCGAGTCATTTGGAGCGTTTGGTAACGGAACTGATCTTGATGATAGCGCATTTTCTTTTGCTAAAGCTAATGCAGGAACGGTATTAGGTCAGCCAGAAGCTACTTACAACATTAGTCAATCTTATGACCTTACCAATACGGCGAAATGGAATGGTAACTGGGCCAAAATAAAGTTAACGGGTAATAATTACTTTGTGACAGTTTCGGGCGGTTGCAAACTTGAAAATTTTGACGTTGATGGACTAGATGAAGATCATACTGCTTATCCCGTTAGCATTGCCACGCCATCAATAAATGCTCAAATTGGAAACATGATTTACCGAAACTTTCACGGTAAAACATCAACTCAAACCTATCCGTTGAAAATTCCAGCATACGGAGCCAAGAATTTTACCGTTGGTAATCAGAAGTTTTTTAATATTCTGCAAGATGATGACGGTTCGGTAACAGGTAAGGGATTTGTCGGCGGTGTCTATTTAGTTGGTGTTGATTCTGAAGTTTCACTTGGAAAGTCATATGGGACTGTTGGGGATGTTTATGGAGATGTTGTCAAGTCTGTCGATGCAGGGCAAGGAGTGGTGCAAGACTCCGATTTGGTCAGAATGTTTGCCGAAACCGCAGAAACAACAGAGCAGTTCGACATTACATTTGGAAATGTTGTCGGTAGGAATGTGTATAAAAGAATAGTAAAAGGTGCCTCATTTCCTGGCGTTAACTTCGGCGATATTTGGTCATTCAATCCGCAGGATGCATCCGATAATTATACGCTATTTGCTGTTGTTGAATGCTTAGGTACTGCCAAAAATCTAAAGTTTGGTGATATTTATTCTGAAGGTCCATCTGAAAGAAATGTATGGATGAAAGGCAATGGTAATAAATGTGGTGATATTTTTGATGGTGCGGGAGGTACAGGTGTTATTTTTGGAGGTCCAGGAGAGCAAGCTATCTCATGTCAAGTCGGCAACTTACTAGGTCGTGGTTTGAGTGGCAACTCTCCTCAAGGTGCCGCCGTTACTCTTTTCAACGCAGACAAGTGCCAAGCGGGAAATATTACTGGGTTGTTTGCCGCAACCGTTCTTACGAATACCGAAAATGTGGGGCGCAATTCCGTAGGCGATATCACTTGTAATGGTAGAATGGACATCTCTAATGGGGCGACTACTGTCGGTGCTATTGACGTTGACATAACAACTACCACTGTAGCTGGCTCTCATTACATTCTTGGTCAAAATGCAAAGCTTACACAAACTGAAATCATTACTGATGGTCGCGTTACAATGAGTGTTACAGGTCCAGCAGTTGATGTTGACCTTGGAAGAGCGAGGATTGTCAGGGTTTCTAGCCAAAACGGCGCAGAAGCGAATCATAGCATCTTTACATCTGCTTCAGCCGTCGATGGCATTTTAAAGGGTAAGCTAGAAATTGAGGTTAACGCAACAATCCCTGGCACACCTTCTGGCTCATCGGGCAGAACGCTTGCATATTTTACGGGATTAAAAGTTGATGATTTTGATCTATCAATGAATGTTACGGCCTCAATAAGAGGTGCGACAGGTTTTCACTACTGGTTTAATAGTGTTGATGGTCAAGCGAATCGACTAGCCGTAAAATCCGCAATCTCTTTGGTTGGTTCTCAAATTTCAGGCAAGCTTGGCATTAGTAAACTTGAGAATCTCGTTCCGGGCGGTTCAACTGTATCTTGTTCTGGAGAGGTGAATGTTTTCATGATCGAAAAAGAAGCCAGTTCGAACGTCAACGGCGTAAATAATACACCAATGACGGCAAACTCGACGCGATAAAAAGAAAAGGCACCAATCGGTGCCTTTTCTTTTATTGGTTGGACCATATAGACTCTGCAAATGCGTCCATCATCATCTGGTCGCCTTCCTCATTAAAATGAATTTGATCATCTAACATTCCCCAATCTCTAAAGTATCTAGCGTCATCAAATGCAAGAAACCAGTTATCATATGCGTCTATTAAGAAGTACTGAACATCACGAATGCGGTCAAACTTACTATCATGCTCTGGCTCGACTCTGTACCCAACCGAACTCACAAATACTTTATCCGCTCCAGACCACTCTAAAATGTTACGCATGTAAATACGCAAGTCCGCTTTGTAGTCTTCCGTTGGTGTCTCATACATCGCGTCCGCCTCTCCATGCACATATAAGACGCCTTTTAGGTTAGTCATACATGAAACCAACTCTTGATCTAAATTACGGCGTAACCAGTCCATATTCTTGCCGCCAACCGCAATGTTATAGGTCTTGAACCCTGTCTTGTTTTCGAAATAAGACCAATCAACGCCAGGCGCTTCAGGTGATACGTATGGCATTGCGTTGCTCTGCCCTGTGATCAGGTAATCAACCTCTAAAAATTCTTGACTGCACTTCTCGTTCCCTTCTCCTTCTATAACCTCGTTGTTATCCCCGTCAGGTAAGTATCCATAACCGCACCCAGCTAAAACAAAACCAAGTAAAACACCAACTCTACTATTCTTCATAAAACCTCCTTTAAATTAATACCCTAAGCTTAACTTGAACTAAAAATCTTGTCAATAGAAAATGTTAAGTATTTATGTTATAATACATTATCACAGGTAAAGTTTAGGTAATGTAATGACTAATGGTTTCATTAATGGAAGGTTTGAGAGAGAAACCTTATCGGACTTAATTCTTAGCTACGAAAATGATGTAAGAGTTAAGTATAATAACCCGAAATTCAGTATCGAAGATAACGAAAATATTGGACAACTTTTGAAAATGTTGGCAGGAAGAGAGAATAATTTCTGGCAAACCCTTGAAGAAGTTTACAACTCTTGGTCTCGTAACGGAGCAGAAGGTGCGTTCTTAGATGAGATTTTTGCACTGTCAGGGGTGTTTAGGGAGAAGGCTACATCAGGTAGTGGTGATGCAGTAGTTGAAACAAATTCTTCTGCTATCGACAGTACTGGGGTTACTATTGGAACTATCTTCTCAGGTAACAATGGTGGGCAGTACGCAGCTACATCTACTCAATTTATCAGTAGTAGAGTTACAGCTTACAGGGTTGACGGTAGAGATGTATCCTTGGCTACATATAATTTGAATATTGAAGAACTAAAAACAGGGAAAGAAGTAAGAGGAAGTTTCACATTATCTAGTGGATCTGACTCTGCAAGATTTGATTTTCTTAAATCGTTAAAGGGTTTCTTAGAGGAAGTTAATTCTGACGAAGAGAATATTTATCTAGACGAATCTAATTTAGTACTGTACTGGGGTTTTGATGCAGCTTATGAGTTAAAAGGACTAACTCACACAGTTAAACTGTTATCTACACCTAGTTTAGGGAACAGGTACTCTCTGATTGAATGTGTAAATACTGAAACAGGCTTTAATCCTTTAGGTAAAGCGCAGATAGGTAGTATTAGTATACCACCTGCGGGGTATGTAAGTGTAACAAATCTTTCAGAGTTTTCAACTGGTAGTGATGTAGAGACCGATGCTGCTTTTGTAGAAAGAGCAAGAAGCTCGGTAGACAGTCCTAGAAGTGCTACAAGAAATGCAATACTAGCAGGTTTGCTTGCCAATGTAAAAGGTATAGAAAAACTTAAGTTTGATAAAGCTGTATCTCAAGGTATTGTATCTGTAACTCCTGTAATAATCGGAGGTGAAATTGAAGATATTGCAGAAGAACTCTACAGAACACAACCGATCAATAATATTTACTCTGGTGATGTTCAATTTACAGTCAATACAGAGGATGAAGACCAAGAAGTTATCAGTTTTTCTAGAGGATTACAACAACAACTTAGTATACGAGTTAAGTATAAAACTACGACAAACTCTGAATTATCTTCTCAAGAGAAAGATACCGCAAGAGGAAATTTAACCGATCTATCTGAAAGTTGGCAGCTTGGAGAAACCATCTTTAATTTCTCTCTAACTTCAGCCGTTAGTTCTGCAGTAACATATAGCAGATTAAGAAGTTTAGTTGTTGAAGTCAAGAAGGTAGGTGATCCTGATTCGTCTTATAGTCCAGCAGACTATCAATCCAGCCCTACCGAACTTCCAGATCTTCTTACAGATAATATTCAATTTGTACAGGAGTTAAGTTGATGGAACTGAAAGATGCTAATAGGTTGAAGTTTAATCTATCTTTCTCTGAAGATGGATTATCAGAACTCCCTTATGTTCAAATACAAAGAGAAAACTTCCGAAAATTAGCGGAATTGATTGTTAAACGTTTCGATGATGCACAAAATGCTGCAGTATCTTTAGCGTATGCAAGATTCTTAGACCTCGCAGAAGGTGATATGCTGGATAAGATTGCATCTCACTATTTCATAGAACGAGGTGAGAAGTCTGATAGTACTTTGAGGTCAGCTATAAAGATATTTGCGTTACGTCAAAACACAGAACCCACAAGGCCAGAAATTGTAAAGATATTAAATGTATTGACAGATTCTGGTTTTGTTAAAATATACAAAGGCGCTAAGAATTATATTGAGGTTGTTCTGAGTATAGATTGTGTGCCTATGAAAGATTTAGCTAGTGAAATAGAAGGACTATTTCCTATTAACACTAATTTAAAGCTTTGCTCTGTCCCTGTGGGAAGAAAACCTTTCGGAGTCATTGGATTATATGATAAAAACCCTTCCCCTAAAATTGGAAAGCTTGGAGGGGTTTATGATTCACTTATACATCAAAACAATGTAGCAACAGTAACAATTTTAGACAATGAGAGGAATTAATGGCAACACAACCTAACATAAATATCATAGAATTCGCATCAAAAGATGTGAATTTGCAGTATTCAGGGAAACCTAATAAAGCAGAGCCATCAAGCACTCTAAAAACTGTAGGTCTAGACAGAGATCAAGCTGTTACTGCAGAGAACTTA